GGTGACTTGTCGATACTTCGAGAAGACTCCAGACGGTATTCCAAGATTTCCAGTCGTAATAGATTGGGGAGTTGGAGAAAGAGAGGATTAATTATGGCACTAACAAAAGAAGCAAGTACATACGATTTAAGAATCGGTAAAGAAATGTATCAGTATATTTATGCTGACATGACTAAAAGAAAACAGAAAGAGTTTATTGAAATGGCTCAGAGAATACCTCAACACGATACGGGTATATTATTTGAGTATGCTCTAGTGAGTATGAATCCTAAACTCAAACATTGTAAGAAAGGTAAAGGACAAGATTTTACTGACAAAACAGATGCTAAGTGTGTAGTAGCTTCAGGTAAGTTAAAAAGAAAGAAGAACAAGAATGCTCAAAGAGCTAGAGTTATAGCTACCAACAAGATAGGTGGATTAAGAGTATGCGTCTATGTACCATTTAATGATACATTTAGATATTTCTTTATACCAGAATCATATCATAAACAACAAGCATTAAGTGTACAATTCATTGATGGTGAATTATCAACAATGGGTGTAGCACCTTATGAAGTAGACTCTTTACAGCAACTAGCTAAGATGAAAGGTAATTCAGAATTAGAAATGAGATATGAGTGGACCTAGGTTGATACCGCAGGTACACTTTTGATATAATATAAACAATGAGAGAAGAAATATTTTTCGTAAATTGGGTTTCGTAATGATATATGCTGTAACTGGTGAAATTTCCCTAAGTGAATTTTCTTCTCTCGCCCTTATTAATATATAGTACAATGACAAAGTTAGAATCTAAAACACCGACTTACACACTAGACTGGTACATCAAATGGGTAGCTAGTTTCTTTGTGTTAGGTGGTATGACAATACGAGGTACAGAAGGTCTACAAGAATATGATCTTATGTTATCTACAGTCGGAGTCTTTCTTTGGTTGATCGTTTCATTCTTATGGAATGACAGAGCTTTGATACTACTGAATGGGATTGGTCTAATATTCTTAATTAAGAACAACATCATTATGTGGATATGAAAAGATTTTTACTAATATATTCTTTAGGGTTATATTGTATGTTTCTAATAAGTACTACTATCGGATCAAGTCCTGATCCGAAACCAAGAAAAGTAGAAGTAGTAGAAACATTCATGTCAAAAGAACAATACGAACTTTGTAAGAAGAAACTTTTTAAAAAGTATCCTCACGAAGTTGATAAACAAGAATGGAGAAAATGTTTACATGGGAATGATTAATCTAGGATCGTCAATGAGATACGGACCGTCAGGTAAGAAAAGAAAAACTAATGCTTGGAAGTCTACTAAGAAAAATACTATCATGGCTCATGCTCAGGGAAAATTGAAACCGAGTCTACAAGAACAACAAAGATTACAACAAATGAAAGAACACAATGAGAAGTATCCTTCTTATAGTGGACCTAACGCTGGTAACACTTTAGTCGCTGACGATTCATATAAGAAAGAAGCTTCTAAGAACTTTACTGTCGCGATCGGTTACAATAAAGGTAGTTATCAAGTTATACCTAAGAACGAAATTAAACATATTGGAAAATAAAATTATTATATATAATTAATATGGCTAGAAAAAAAACAAAATCAACGAGAGCTTCAAGAAAGACTATAGACGATATGCACTATGGTCCTGAACCTATGGGTGTAGACTATTTTGAAAATCATAACATCAATACCTTCTTTAGTTGGTACACATATTTTTACGATAGAAATAGATGTAATCAAATTATAATAGGGTACGCTAAAGAACATGGGTATAAGAACGCTAACAAATTTAAGAAATTATATATTCCAACTTCTATGGCTTCAATCATTCGTGGACTAGAAAATGGTTTAAGTTTTCCAGATCATAAAGATTATCCGGATCAAGGTTCAGCTGGGTGGCAAGCTCATGTACATAAAGAATTAAGAATGTACAATAAGAAAGCTATCGAAATGAAAGCCGAAGACATAGACAAAAACAAGATTGTTAAGAAAAGAAAAACAGTTCAAGAGAACATGGAAGCTAAAGTTCGTGACCTTCTAGGTGAAGTTGATCACGCTATTGATTTATGGGATACAGATAAGTTTGATATGTATTCATATCTAACAGACAACAAAGTATCATCAGCTGTCGCTAGTAAGATTCCGTCTCACTATACAGACTTACAACTAGAAATTCAAGACGCTATTCTTGGTACTGATCCTCAACTTAAAGAAGGATACAGTTTCATGAATATGAGTGAGAAGAAAGGGTTTCTAAACTTTGTTACTAAAATTATATTAGATACTGAAAGATACGCTGATAACAATAAGCCGATTCGTAAACCAAGAAAAGGTAAAGCTATATCAGCTGTCAAGTTAGTATCTAAATTAAGTTACTTAGAACATGATCCTATTAATAAGATTAAGTCTATTGATCCTTCGAAGATTGTTGGATCAAAACAACTATGGTTGTTTAACAGTAAGACTAATGAGATCATCAAGTATGATCAATCAGATAGAGCTGGACTAAGTGTCAAGGGTACAACAATTCAGAACTTTAATGAAAAGACATCATCTAGTAAAAAACTTGGTGTTAAGACAGAACATTTTATTGATCGTATTTTAGACGCAGGTTCTATTGTACTAAATAAAGTTATGAGTGAAATAAACTCTAAGGCTAGTAAGGTTACTGGTCGAGTAAATAATAATATGATAATATTAAAGGTGGATTAAATAATGGCAATCGATTATTCAAGACTAACTCAAGATGCATCAGCGGCTGAAATACTAGAAGCTACATCTAAGTTAAAATCAAAAAAAGAAAAAATAGAACTCTTACAGAGGTTTGGTAGTAGAGCTGACTTCATGTATATACTTCGAGGTGCTTACGCTAAGAACATAGAATGGTTAGTACCAGACGGACCAATGCCAGAAGGTGTTGTACCATCTTCAGCCGTATCAGTAGACACAGCAGAAGATAGATTGATTAGAGCATACAGAAATTTTCAGTATCTAGTCAAAGGTGGACCAGAAGTAAAACAAGCTAAGAGAGAAGAAATCTATTTAAATATGTATAGATCACTTTACAATGATGAAGCGAAACTATTACATTCAATCATCAATAAGAAACTACCATACAAAGGAATAACTAAAGCGATAGTTGCTGAAGCTTTTCCTACTGTTTGGCCAAAAGAAAGTAAAGTATCGTCATAAATATATACATGACAAACAAATTAGGATTAACAGACGAAGAACGAGTTGTATTCTATACAGACACTAGTGGTAAAAAACACCCTAGTGAAGTTAGAGTATTTGACCCGATACTTGGTAGTGCTGTTCTTCGTGATCCTATGATAAACAAACAAATAGAATTTTTGTGGGATTCAAGTTCTTCTAAATGGATAGGACTTGGATTAGAAGCTGGTTATACAGCTCTGTTAGATACAGAAGTATTCGGAACACCGATTACTAAACAGAACGACAGTGCAGTACCAGCAAAAGCTACAAGTGTGTCCAGATTTCCAACATAGATTATGAAAGGTGGGTGAGAAAGTTACCCGACAAGGTAGTATATTATGAGGAAGTTTAACTTTAGATAAGGAGGTGATATTGAGTTATCATGAGCGAATTTCTTTAACTTATTATTTAAGGAGGACACATAAAAATTGACTTGACAGAATTGCCAAGTCATGAGACAATTAATAGAGTCGAGTAGACTTTGAAATACAGGTCTACTCAATTCTTTTAATACCATTTATTATGACAGGAGAAAATAATGGAAACTAAAGTACTAACAGTTCAAGACCTAGCAGGTGTTGTTTCAATCATTGATGTATGCTCAGCTCGAGGTGCATTCAAGGGTGAAGAACTAGCTGGTGTCGGAAGACTAAGAGAATCTTTTCTTGCTGAAGTGAAAGAACAACAACCTGATGCTGTACAAGCACCAGTCGGTGTAGAAACACCAGTTCAAACTACAGAAGACGAGAACTCTGATTAATAAGCTTATAGATTAGAGGGATTAACTTCCCTCTTTCTTTTAATAGAATAATACAATGCCAATAAAATTTAAACCATCAGCGAAGACAAGAAACAGACAGACAGGTAAAATAACTACTGAGCACTATTACATTAAGTGTATGTCTCAAACAGAATTATTTTCAGAACTTAATAACTCATCTACTAAACCTAAAGCTAAACAGAAAATTAGAAATGAACTAGCTCGTAGAGGTATAACGATAGAATGGGTATCTAAAGTATCATGACAGATTACAACGATTTCGGATTTACAGCTGTAGATCAAGAAGAACTAAAAACAAAAACAGGTGAAGCCGCTACTGTTGGAAAAGAAGTTGCAGAACAACTTAAAGCCGTAGCTAAATCATCAGCTGGTCAAGCTAACTCAGCTCAGATAGAAGAACTAGATTCTAAGTTAGACTTACTAACAAAACTAGTTGGTAAATCATTAAATGAGTTAGATGATCATAAAGACAATTTATCTCAGATAGATTCTAATAAAGAATTAGATTATAAAGATAGATTGATCGAATGTGAAAAACTCATTCTACCATTATTACAAAACTTAATGAAGAATGAAGATAAAGAATACATCTATTGGCCAAATCGAAAAGCCATTATACAATCACAAATAGACAGATTACAAAAAATTACACAAAAGACTTGATACCACTAGTACACTTTTGATATACTAGATACACTATGAATACATTAACTATAATAGAATACTTATCATATATAGCAATACTATTGTTAGCCATGTACAACGCATTCAAAATCGGAGAGAAATCTGGTTCTGTATACATGCTTGATTACTTAAGAACAAATGGATATGATGATCCGAAAGGTAAACAACAACCATTCTTAAGTGATACAGGGTTCAATCGTTTTATGACTCATATAAGAAAAGAAAAAAGTATGGATATAAAATGAGTGACTTTACTATTGAAGGTAATGTAGGTGATGCTTTTATTAGGATAACTAATAAGGGTGATGTTGAATTGATCTTCGGTGAAGACGAACTATCTCTTACAAGAGAGTCAGATTGGGAAACACACGAAGTATACAAGACAGCAGTACAGTTTGCTTTGATGTTAGATAGTTATGTTCGTAACTCTCGCGCGTTAGACAATCTTATTACTAATTCAGTCACAGGTAGTATACCCGCTGAGTTATTAGATAGTGGTCTCATGCCAATCTCTCTCATGGGAGAACGAGGTGATGGAATCGAGATTGACGATCTCACAAATGAAGAACCTGAGAAAGAAGATTCTCCGGTTCCGGTAAAAGATAATATTATTCAATTTAAAAGGAAAAATGATGAAGATAAGTGAAACAGCAACTAATAATAAAAAGTTGTACAACGGTAAACCTCGAGGATATTATGATCCGACACCAGTAGAAGTATTTTTTACTAAGGTTGGACAAGAGATATTCAAGTTTACAGACAACAACCAACACAAAACTCTAATGACAGATGAAGATTGGATTACTCATTGTGATACAGCCAACAAGTGTGTCAGGTTCGGAACATTGTATGGTCCAAAAGAACTAAGTGATTTCAAACAAGAAGAATTAGATATTCTAAAATTGTTTGTGGAGAAGAAACAGAAATGGATTTAGAAACAGAAATAAAAATCTTACAAGATAACATTCGATCATTACAGAAACAGTTGGGTCAAGCACATCAAAGAATCGGTGAATTGATGTCAGAGAAAACAGCTTCTAATGAAGAAGTAGTTAAACATAAACAATTCATTCAAGAGATATCGTTACAATTAAAAGAAAAAGAAATTGAAGCGACAGCTAAGATGCAAGAGAAGATAGATGGTATCGCTCAAGTAATGGATTCAAAACAAAAGTTTATACAAGACTAATGCCAACATACGATATCTTAAATACAGAAACGAATGAAGTTGAAGAAGTCATTATGACTATCTCTGGTAAAGAAAAGTATTTAAAAGATAATCCTCACATGAGACAACACTATAGTAAAGTACCAGGTATTGTAAGAAGTAGTGGTACAACAAATGTAGACAATCATGGATTCAAAGAAGTATTACAGAAAGTCGGTGAAGCTCATCCGTTTGGATCAGTAGCTGATGAACATACTAGAAAGACTGGTAAAGAAGTTAAGACTAGAGAGATAGTAAAGAAACACGCTAAGAGACAAGCTGATCAAAAGACACGAATTAAATAATGGAGAAAGAATGAAATTTAATCACTTAGAAGGGTATGAGTCCGTTACTCTACCTACAGAAACAGTTAACGGAAAAAGATACTATGTAACACCGAGTGGTAATAAGTATCCGTCAGTCACTACTGTAACAGGTATGCACAACGCGAAATGGGTAGCCAAGTGGAGAGCTAATGTCGGAGCAGAGAAAGCTGATAAGATATCAGCACAAGCTGCTGGTCGTGGTTCAAGATATCACTACATGCAAGAAGACTTTTTAAACAATATAGACATCACAGAAAAATTAAAGAACGCTACACCTCTTGATCAAATGATGTTTAATCAGACAAGAGAGATAACAGAAAAGATCGGAGATATCTATATGTTAGAAGGTTCTTTGTATAGTGATGATCTAGCGATAGCTGGTAGAGTTGACTGTATAGCAGAGTTCGCTGGTCAAGTATCTGTAATAGATTTTAAGACTAGTACTAAAGCTAAGTCACCGAGTAAGATTAAATCATACTTCATGCAAGAGACAGCTTACGCTAAGATGTTTGAAGAAAGACATGGAGTACCAGTAGAAAGAATAGTAACTATTGTATCAGTAGAAGAAACAGGACAAGCTCAGTTGTTTGTCGAAAATCCCAACAACTGGATTGACCAGTTGTTGAGTCTTCGTAGTCAGTATAAAACTGAATATGGTTTTTAGGAGTAGTGCCTAAGTTTCATACACTTCAAGTTACATAGTAAAGATGATTATTAAAGCTGGAGAAATTACTCCTAACAATAAAAAACCCATCTCAAACAAAGTTAATGTTGACGCTTTTACTTCTTCGCCGTGTCTACTCCATGATTGTTTTAAGTTCATTAGAGTATCCCTGTTATAAATAGTTATAGAAATCAAATGATTCCGACATATATTTATAACACTTATAACCTACAATTCATATTAATGATAAAGAAATTATGGCATATTCAAAACAAGTAGTAGACAGATTTGAATCAGTTCTTAGAAATCCTGAGAAACATTCTGTTGGAAGATTCGACCCAAAAGATCCTAATGTAATAACAGGTATGGTCGGAGCTCCAGCATGTGGTGATGTTATGAAGTTAGATATGAAAATGAATGGTAATGTTATTGAAGATGTTAAGTTTAAAACATATGGTTGTGGTTCAGCTATAGCTTCATCAACTTTGTTTGTAGAAATGTTGAAAGGTAAAACTATAGAAGAAGCTAAGAAGATAACAGATAAAGAGATCGCGGCTATACTAGACTTACCTCCAATCAAATTACATTGTAGTGTATTGGCAGAAGACGCTATTAGACAAGCTATCAATAATTATGATCCAATGATGGGACACAACAATCCTCCAAAACTTGACAACTGAGCGAACGCTGTTATAATAGATATATGATCTTAACTAAAAAGAAGTTTACTAACTCAGTTGAAGAACTAGTTATTAAAAAAGAATTGTCTTACATAGACGCTATCGTTTACTTTTGTCAACAGAATCATTTAGAACCTGATTCAGTCAAAGGATTAATAACACCACCTCTAAAAGAAAAGATAAAAGCTGAAGCAGTAAATCTTCGTTTTTTAAAAGAAGAATCAAACGCGAAACTACCAATATAAATTATGAGACCACAGAAACAAAAACCATATCAACAAAGAAAACATTTTAACAAACCAAAGAAACATGACGGACCACCTCCGTTTGATGTTATGTTAAGACAGTTCAAAAAGAAGTGTGAAAGAAAAGGTATCGTAGCCGAAGTTAGAGAAAGACAGTATTACGAAAAACCAGCTGAGAAAAGACAAAGAAAAAAGAAAGAAGCTATTCGTAGAGAAAGAATTAATCAACTAAACAACAACACCTTAGGTAGAGCTAAAAGATATTATTAATGACCAGTAGAGAAGGATTCGATGCCTACTGTTTGTACTTAGCTATTAACAATCATTTTAATACAGAGTCTTATGACTTCTTCAAGTACAACGGTAAAGTACCCGTAAAGTTACCAGCGTTTCTAAAAAGAAATGACAAGTATCATTTTGCTAAGTTAGCTCGTGAACATAGAGATGAACTTAAAGATTTTCTAGTCGCTAATCTATCTAAACAAAAATACTATGTTAAGAATCTATTAGACAATGAGTGTATTGATAACTATAAAGATTTTAAGAAAAGAAAACAGAAATTGACATACACTATTACAGAAGATATGAGATACTTGTATGACAGGTATGACACTTTAGATGATGTATTAGAAGTACAAAACGGTCAACATAGTGTCATACTCAAAGAATTCTTAGGTAAGAATATACAAGCTGAGACATTCATAGCGTTCGATAGTATGTTTGGTATCTTTGAAGACTATGATGAAATGATACAAGAACAATTCATTTGGCCGAAAGTAAAAGTAAGATTAAATAAATTAAAACCGTTCATAGAATATGAACAACAAAAAATAAGATTAGTAATGAAAGGAATATGGCTACAGCCTACATCATAGGTAACGGTCCAAGTAGAGCTGATGTATCTTTACATACATTAGAAGGTACTACATTTGGTTGTAATGCTTTGTATAGAGACTATGCACCTGACTATTTGATATCTGGTGATTCTACTATCATAAAAGAAATTTGTAAATCAGATTATCCGAAAGAACATAAATGTATCTTTCCAGATTTTGATCCTGTTCCAAAAGAATATCACGAAATGATTCTTATGGGATTCGATCCTTCATTCAATTTTAAAGAATCTGATTTAAACAGATGGGACCATTGTTGGATATTTGGACTTCAAGATGATATCTCAGAGATCATGGAAGTTCATGTCATTGGAGTAAATCCTGAATGGCAAATAACAAATATGAAAGGTACAGAAGAAGACCCTAGATTTAGTGTCAACTTCTTTGCCGGAAGTCAAGCTATGGCTCAGGCTTCTATAATGGGTTTTGATGAAGTATGTCTTGTAGGTTTCGATTCTATATGGAACTTTCAAGATGATACTTATCAGAATATCTATGCTGGTACTAACGCCTATAAAAGAGAGAAAGAGACTTCTCGATTGAGGGTTGGTACTAGTGATCCTAACTCACTATTAGGAACACAAGAAGCACAGATAAAAAAAGTGATTGACAGATTTGAAGATGTCGATTATACTATATACTATGAAGGAAATAAAAAACCTTTATTACATAATAGTTTTACATAATGAATAAAGTGGATAAAATAATAAAATAATACAATTAAATACAAGGAGATAAAATGTCATTTAATGAATTAAAGAGAAGTCGCGGTGGCTTCGATAAACTACAAACCGCACTAGAAGCCGAATCCTCGGAAAAGAAATCTTATGGAGATGATAGATTCTGGAAACCTGAACTAGATAAATCTGGTAATGGGTATGCAGTACTTCGTTTCTTACCAGCAGCCAATGGAGAAGAACTTCCATGGATCCAATATTGGGATCATGGATTTCAAGGTCCAGGTGGTTGGTTCATAGAGAAATCTTTAACAACTCTAGGAAATGATTGTCCTGTTTCAGAGTATAATACTACTCTATGGAATAGTGGCGATGAAGCCCAAAAGGATCAAGCAAGAAAACAAAAACGAAGACTACACTATGTAGCGAATGTTCTTGTTGTCTCAGATCCAACTCACCCTGAGAACGAAGGTAAAGTTATGCTTTATCGTTTCGGTAAAAAAATCTTTGAGAAAGTCAAAGATGTAATGCAACCTCAGTTCGAAGATGAGAAACCTATCAATCCGTTTGATATGTGGGAAGGTGCTGACTTTAAACTTAAAGTTAGAAAAGTAGATGGATATTGGAACTATGATAAATCAGAGTTCGCGAATCCTGTCCCTATCTCAGAAGACGATTCTGTTTTAGAAGGTATCTACAACAAACAACATTCTCTAGCAGAACTAATTGCTCCAGATCAATTTAAATCTTATGATGATCTGAAAACTCAATTAGACAGAGCGTTAGGTTTGGGTGGAGTTGAAGTATCTACAGCAACAGCAGAAACAATAGCAGATGATAATACATCAGCTTCTTCTGCAACAGCGAAAGAGACACCATGGGCTGATACACCAGCACCAGTAAGTAATTCAGAAGACAGTAGTGATACAACTATGAGTTATTTTGAAAAACTTGCTAACGACCAGTAATAGAGTTATAAATACTATAACCTAATTAGATAAGGGAAGAGCTCTTCGTGTCAGAGCTTGAACTAACTCAGCTGAGTTAGTGGGACGGTTGAGAATGGGGATTCTTAACATTCAATGAGGAAAGATATCTAAAGCGGCAGGAGATATCGGTATTAACGGCGGGACAGAGGGGCCAGTTTATACACTTTTATTCTATTGGGCTAACGCCATATTACCAGCAAATGAATCTTGAGGTTCTGTACCTGTTGGTACTATTGTAGTAGATTTACTACCTTCATTAACAGTTTGATTGGTTTGTTGAACTACAGTCATAGCTCTTTCCATTGTGTTATTAGATTTACTATCGTCTATATCTTTTTGTCTTTTAGCGAATTCTTCGGATTGA